GTGATGCGTCACGCATGAAGCCATGCGGTGCATCTGGATGTGGGTTGCATTGCAACCTGTCAGTCATCTGTCTTTTCTTCATGATGCCCTCAGATTGAAAGGGTTGTTGAAGTTGATCTCGAACACCTCCTCGACCGACCCGTTTTGCAGAATCTTCTTCTTCACCTTTGAGTCTGCCGCAAGATAAGAATAAGAGAGCCCTGCTTTCTTGGCCGGAGAAGATTGCTTCCAGACCATGCCCCTAATGACCTTGCCATCAAGAATAAGAGGTTCTAACGAGTTCTGGATAGACCGTGGGCTAACTTTTAACTTCTCTGCGAGCTCAACAGTCGTAACCGGTGTCGATCTTGACTGTAGGTACTTTAGACAAAACTCACCCCTGCTAACCTTTTGTCTCATGCCATATCTCCTGTCATGTCGATTTCTGTTTCTTGCAAGGTCTTGGTTGCCAACTTCAAGTCTTGCAAGAGAATCCGCAACTCTCGGCTGTGGACAATCACATAATCATCTTGCTCTGCCAGCTTTTGTAGCAGTTTGTATGCTCTTTCTTTCTCGTTCATAGACGCCTCCTCCAATACGCTTCAGGGTTTTGCCAATAATGTTCAGGTGGATTGATGGAAGGCCCAAAACCCTGACTGAGCATATACGTTCGTTTATTTCGGTTTTGCTTGGCAATCGGACGTATTCTTCTTTTCCCGTACCCAAACCTCATTATTGGCTTTCGGTACTTCTCGGTAAGCGAAAAAGTATTTTCTTTAAGCGAGTAAAACTTCAAGAAATCCACTGTGTAGCCTATGTACCGCAGCTTCATCGCTAATCTACTCATGCGAGTAGGAAGGCACTGATCGTAATTGACTTTCACGCTGCCCTCAGCTTCTCTGAGATCCGCGCCTTCCAAGAGTTCCAATCCTCTCCTGGTCTAGCTGGACAATTTACCTTTGCTGCCATCTCGGCAGTACCCTTTTCTGTAGCCCACCACACTACAACCTTCTCTTGTGTAGGTGCGATCTCTAGCTCATCTTCCCATCTTCCTTGGTTCAGCCAGGTAGCAGGGTGCGGAATAAACTCCTGACCTGTTCCCTTCACCTGGTAATACTTGTTGTGCGTCACCAGAGCCTCTACAGCGGACTTTTGCTCACTAGGCGATAGTTTGTTCCATGCCTTCTGTGCAGCGCGTTTAGCGACCTTTCTTGGGTACTTACTCCAGAACTCTTCAAACATAAAACCTCCTGTGTTGGAGTTTTTACTGTAGACCTTTTTTTGTTTGTTGAATGTCGTTCTGTTGACAATCTTCTACTTTCTTTATTTCTGGACATAACTTCCCCAAGGGTGGTAGCACTCACCTCGCCCCGCAAGGGTCACTTCTGGATGTTCCTTGCCTAGCGTAGCCGAAGCCAGCGATTCTCTCCGACTATCTCTGTGTCTACCACCCATGCAGAAATAGTCTACGTCCAGTACCTCACTGACAGTCTGGATCGGAAGTGCTCTAGGGTGTCCAGATTCCGGTGTTCTCTCCCGCGCAGCCCATGCAGGCTCTTGATAACGCTCGGGGTACGGTCTGGTAAAAACAAAAAAGCCGTTAAGGATGCCCCCTGGTGGAAGTCCTTGTTGGGAGAAACAAGGCAGGGAACATGCTTAACGGCTCAATCTGCTTCCACACAGACAAGCTAACTATATCACAATAATCAAGCCTCCCACAATAACTTCTGGCCTCTCAGCAATTCATCCGTATCAACCCTTGGTCGAGACTTTACATTCCAGTTTCCTCCACCCCTAAGACCAATACATTTCCAATTAGATGCTTTTAAGGAAGCCCCGCCTTCATCTGGAAGCGTGTACGTAATAAGTCGTTTATATCCTAGCGCTTTCGCTGCTTTCCATGCAGCTGAATAAAGCATAGAACAAGCGTTTTTAGTTCCATCAGTACAACAACGATTAACCTCTAGCGTCCATCCGTTATCTAACATCCTTGCAACAGGCCAGCCAACAATAGCAACGCCAACTACTTTTTCATCATTGCTAACGGCTACACAAAACTTGCACCCTTGCATAGGCTTATGATGTCTATGATAAAGGCTTACAAACGCATTTGCCTCTTCAAAAGTTATTGGTGTTATTTCAAGCATCACATCTCCACTACCTTACAAGTCCACCCTTCCTTTAGCTTCCCCCATCCGTGGACCTCAATCTTCCATCCTGCTCGCAAGATAGCCGGAAGATGCTCACACTCGCTTATCTTCTTCACCCTAGCGTTGATATTGGCTCTGCTCGTTGTCTGCACCAGCAGCGTCTCTTCGTCTCTAAGACAAAGTATGTCTCCGATACTGAAAAGGTCTTGTCGAATACGAGCCCAAGGGTTCCAGTGCTCGACGATTTGGCATAAATAACCTCGTTCTCTCAGTAAGGCTAGAGACCTCTGAGTAGGACTAACCGACGAACGGCGTTTCTTTTTGGTATCAGCGGCAGAGATTGTCGTCACGATGACAGTCTTATGGGGTTGATAAGCCTAAGATTACTCCATCGCAACAAACAAACAGGAGTAAACGAAATGGCAAACATTACTTACATCACAGAGCAGTGCGGAGCGAAATGGCAAGTAGTTTCAACAGGATTGCATGGAGACCGCGCATTTTGGGTTTTAAGAGTTGGCGGCAAATCGGCTGCAAAGCCATCTGTCGTTGGCTTTTACGTCAGTAGCATCAACGCCGCTGCTGAAGCCCTTGCTAACTAAATTGCATATCAAAACAACCAGGGGCTCCGGCCCCTACCAGGAGAGCAACATGAAGATCACACTTACAGAAACCGAAGTCGCAAAGATCGTAGAAGATTTTTTTGATCTTAAGTACAAAATGAAGATCACATCAACTGTGTTTCGCGCGAGCTACTCGTACAGCTCAGTTGATTTCTGCACACTTTCAACAGACGCAGAGGATAAAAAAGATGAACTATGACTGGTGGTTAGATCGTCAACTTTGGGAATACGACAGGGAAAGAGAACGTGAGCATTAACAACAGCTGGAACAACAGGAGTTTGAACTTGGAGAAATGGAAACCGACGAGGAGTGATTGGATCTTATGCACGCTATTGGGAATATTCTACGGAACGCTGCTCTTCCTGTTCATAAAGTAAAGGAGCTAAACATGAAATTCGCTGAACTCAACAAAATTAACGTCAACAGCAAGAAAGAAACCAAGATGGGTCTGTCGTACCTGTCTTGGGCTTGGGCTGTAGAGCAACTTCTTTTGAATGATCCTAACGCCACTTGGGAGTACAAGCCTCACCAAACATGGAACGAGACGGTCATGGTCTTTTGTGAAGTCAAGGCCTTTGGTGTCTCAAGAATGGCTCAACTTCCTGTCATGGATAACCGAAACAAGGCGATCTCTAATCCTGATGCTTTTGCAGTCAATACGGCTATGCAAAGGTGCTTAGCAAAGGCAATAGCTTTACACGGCATCGGTCTTTATATCTACGCTGGAGAAGATCTGCCTTCCGATGAAAAGGTCGATGAGCTAGAAACCTACAAAGCAAAACTTGAGGCAGCAGAGTCTTTAGATGCGCTCAAAGCAGAGTTTTCTCCGGCCTACAAGGCTATGAAAGACAAGCCAGAAATAAAAGAACTCGTCGCTGTTTACGAAGCCAAGAAGAAAGCACTTACGGAAGTCAAATGAACCTAGACCGATTTGAAGAGGGTTTGATCGACGACATTCAGACTGACCGCTGCAAGAAACTCTTGTGGTCGGTCATCAACCTGGCAGTAGAAGATGCGTGTCGCGCTCCGTATGCAAAAAAGCCAAGCACCGAGTCAATCACCGCGATGAGGTTCTTGGTTGGGAATGGCAAGGAAGCAGACGTTGACTCTTGGCTAATGTGGTTAGACGTAAACGGTCCAGTATTTAGAAGGAGACTATTGGAGGCCATGTACGACGATCACACAAACAAGTTCCAGGACATGGCAAAAAGAGCGTTTAGGTTCAACTACAACTGGTGGAGGCTCAATGCGACTGATTTTAACGACTGAGAATGACCGTAGGAAGGCTGTAGAGGCTCTACAAGACGCTGAACTAGGTTACATGGTAACTATTACCAAACCTCCTCGCACAGCGGCTCAGAATCGGTTTTATTGGGCCATCCTTACTGCGTGTTCTGAACAACTCATGAACCAGGAATACACACAAGACATTTGGCACGAGTGGGCGAAAACTCGATTCTTGCCAACAAGGATCGTAGACCTCCCTGGAGGCCAGGTGAAGGAGATAGAACCGAGCACCGCTTCTCTCACGGTCTCTGAGTTCTCTGATCTTGTAGAGCAGCTCCTACAGTACGCATTGGAGAAAGGCTTGATTTGGACTGATGAGATGAAAGACGCTGAACTAGACTTAAGGAAGATCAATGTACGTCAACAAAAAGTTGCTTGAGGCTTGCAGGCATATCCCTTGCGGATCGTGTTTTTGCGAAGATGGGACTGTAGTAGCTGCACACAGGAATCAAGGAAAAGGCATGGGCATCAAGGTATCTGATGCTTTAGTAGCATCCCTGTGTTTTCGTTGTCACACATACTTAGACCAGGGAAAGGATATGTCTCGTGAAGAACGGAGAGACTTCTGGAACCAAGCGTATATCAACACGATGCAGGCAATGATCGAACGAGGATTTCTAAAGGTGCAAAATGGAACAAAGAACTGAAGATTGGTACAAAGCAAGACTAGGCCATGTAACGGCTTCTAGGGCTTCAGACGCGATTGCAAAGCAAGGTACGGCTACTAGACGGAACTATGCAATCCAGCTAGTCACAGAGCGTTTAACGGGCTTACAGAGCGATTCCTTCACGAACGCTGCTATGCAGTGGGGCACAGAGCAAGAACCTATCGCTAGAGTCGCGTATGAGCAGCATACAGGCTCGATTGTGGAGCAGACAGGCTTTCACAAGCACAAGAGCATAGAATGGCTTGGAGCATCTCCTGATGGGTTTGTAGGCTCAGGTTTGATTGAGATCAAGTGTCCTAACAGTAACACTCACGTTGATTATTTATTAGCAAAGGAGGTTCCCACTAAGTACAAGTCTCAAATGCTCACTCAAATGCTAGTGACAGGTAAGACATGGTGCGACTTTGTAAGTTTCGACCCAAGGCTTCCCGATCACTTGCAGTTATTCATTGTTAGATACGAGCCAAAGCCAGAGGAGTTCAAGATTATCGAGCTTCAACTCACGAACTTTCTAGCCGAGGTGAACGAAATGGAGAAATCGCTATGCCAAAAGAACTAACCGGAAGTATTAGCAAGAACAAGAAAAAAGAAAAAGACGCTCACCCTGATTACAGAGGGTCAGCAACTATTGGAGGGATTGACTATTGGGTATCAGGTTGGGTTAACGAGGGATCTGATGGTAAGTATCTGGGCCTGAAGTTCCAGCAAAAAGATGGAGAAGCGAAGCCCGTAAAAAATGACGACGATTCCGTACCGTTCTGAGGAGACAAACATGCACCTGAGCAAACACCAAAGCCTGTTGAGGCAGGCTTATATTGTTAGACCCAAGCTCATAACCGACGATTCTCCTGCGCTTGAAAAAGCGATCAAGACCATCGAGAGTGAGAATCCCAGTGCTTTTTGGAAAGAGAAGGATTTTGAAAAGCGGAGGTTCTATCATGCGCCACGCCCAGGCACTCCTTATGCGTCTGCTGTCCATGCGTGGCCGAAAGATCTCTTATGAACTGGAGAGAGCTAATCAAAAATCAAACCAGGAACGAGAAGTTCAGGCCCGTCGAAGAAATATGGAGGGAATACGGGTGGAAGCCACCAAGTACCGAGTGCGAGGAAACGATGGCTAAACACAAAGCGTTTAGGGAATGGTCGATCCGTGGCATCGTGGATCAACCTTATCAAGCAAGTTAAATCTTCGGACGTTGAGGAGATCGCGGCAGCGTATGAGAAAGCGCTGCCGTTTGTCGTTCAGGATTGGGCGAAGATGATCCTAAAACTTCCTAGGACTAAAAGACTCCCAATTATCGAGAAGATAGATAAGGTTCACGGAGACAAGATAGGGCAAATGGTTAGGGACGAAGTTACCGCGCAACACCGCGACTTTTCTCGAAAGACCTCATCCCAGCAATCCCCAACATCCCGCTGAGAATCACCCACAGAGCCTCCGTATCGAGCATGGGAGGAGGCGATACCTCACGAGGAACATAACCCTCTGCCTGCAACCAGGTCCACGCCCAGACGAGAAGAGGGTAGAGCAGGAACTGGTAAAACATCGCACCAGCACCAACCCAACCTATTGCAGGTCTCCAGCCGGCAACGAATAGATTCTGATTAGCAGCCTCGACCTTGTTGACTTCCATTTGGCCGAGATCAATAGCCTGGTCGATGCGTTTGGCTTCTAACTCAAGCTGCATCCGCTCTTTATCGGTTGTTATCAGGTCCGATGCGACCTTACCAACAGACTCGATCACCGACCCTATGCCTAAGAAGTTCATAATTTCAACGTCCGATTTAGCCAACCAAGTAAAAACTTCATCTGGCTCCTGTCCCTGGTCACGATGTCACGATAACGAGCGATCTTTGCAAGCGCGTAGTAGGCCACAAATAGCTCAGGATTGGCTTGGTTGAGTGCTTGTACGGTCTTGGGTCCAATAGAACCGTCTGGAGCGGTTTTAACGCATATCTGGGCTAGTTTAGAAGCGACAGAAACGCCTGTGTTGACTGCAAAGTTAAAGATAGAAGAAGCGATTACGTCTGACTCGATTTCATCGCCTCTAATCTTGTTCCAGAAGTTTGTTTTGTAGAAGTCTCGGACCATTTGAGTTGGAGGTGTCTCTGTGTAGTCAATGTACTGCCAACCCTCCCAGTTAGGATTCATCTTGCGAGCAATACCTGCGTAGGTCATTCCACCTCGATCACCAGGAACCTCATGGAGAACGTAACCGCCCTCGTCCTCCATCATCTTATCGAAAGCCGACTCAAAGCTAGCCAATTGCTTCACCCCTAAAATAAGCGGTTCCTTCTATAACCTCGCATAATTCCGGTGGAAGAAGCCTGCCGTTTTGGAACTTTAGAATCGCAAAGCCCTGACACCAAGGAACGGGATTGTCCTCCATGTAACTAAACTGATCGCCATCAGGATCTGCAAGCATACCCGTAGACACACCATATCGACGACCAGTGTAGTCGCCCCAACCTTTGACTTCTAAAAGGTGGGTATGCCCTGAGACGGTAGAGATGCCAGCTTTCAGGACATTGTTGTATCCAGAGTGGATGCCTCCGTGTTGGAGTCGATGCTTAACCATGCAGACCTCGTTGACCATCACCGACCAAGATACCGTCCATTCTGGGATATGGTCCTTAAGACATGTTCCACCGATACCCTTGAACTCAGGAACCTGCCCTGCCAAACGCCTATCGAAGCGTATATCGTGGTTTCCTGTTGTCCTATGTAGGAATGTTCCTAAACCCTTACAAGCCTTGACGATCTTATCCATGTGCCACTGGACCGCTTCGAGTTCATCCCTAAGACTCGCAACAGGACTCCAATCCATAGGACCAAATCGGCTAATCGAACCTCCGTCTAGGATGTCGCCGTTAGCAATAATTGCTTTAGGCTTGAGCATCTTGATGACTTTAAGAAGCGCATTAAACCCTACAGAAGGCTCGCCAGGCATAAAGTGCGCGTCACTAAAAACCAAGACGTAACCATCGACGGTTAGGATAGATCGTTTGGCGTTTTGAGGAATAGTAAGAGAGTGTTCCGAGTCTAGGAATAAACCGTAACGTGACTCGATAGACCTGCGCCTTAGATAGACGCTGCGTTGTGAGGTGTTAAGAGCCCTAGCAACCCCAGCAGGGCTTTTTAGCTCTCGGAATAGCGCAATGAACTCATCGTCGCTGCATTTTGCGTTGTGAACCATGAAGCACCTCGACGCTTTGGATCATCC